GGGTTTACGTTGTTTATACCAATATGATTAGCTTCGGTATCTACGTGAAGGGTATTTGTATCAACGGTAAGATTAGATGAAACATATACATTACCAACAACATGGAGATTTGCCTCGGGTGTTTTAGTTTCAACACCCACCGAGTTTGTAGCTGAATCAACGTGGAAAGTATCTGTATCCACAGTTAAATCTTCAGAAACGTAGGCATTACCCATCAAATGAAGAGTAGCATCGGGATAATTCGTTTCTATACCCACAAAGTGTTTATTTGCGTCTACGTGAAGAGTATTAACATCAACGGTTAAATTTGAAGATACATAGGTGTTGCCAACTACATGAAGATTTGCATCTGGTGAAGCATTATTAATACCAATTTCTTTAGAAACTGAGTCGACAAAAAGTGTATCAGTGTCAACTGTAAGATTATTCAGTACATTGAGAGTATTATTCAAAGTGGTTCCATATGTAAACTCCTTAGAATCTGCATTATACATTAACAGGTTCGAGTTGTTCACATTTCTCACGGGGTTGACGAAAAGTGCGTTTTGTGTAGTAGTATTATTGAAGCCTGTGGCGTCTGTACCACCATTTATGATAACAGATCCAACTGCTTGTGAAGTTGGATAACCCGCAAAATAACCAATGGCTATAGCACCCTCACCTTGATTAAACTTTCCCGCACCATCACCTATGGCAATTGATTTCTGTCCTTGATTCTGGCTACCGGCATCTTTACCTATAGCAATTGAGTTACCCGCTTGATTCTGACCACCGGCATTTTCACCTATGGCTATAGAAAATGCTGCTTGATTTTCATAAGCAGCTTTATCACCAATGGCTATGGAACTGGCTCCTTGCGCCGTTTCACCAGATCTTTCACCAATAGCCACAGCCGACTCAGCTTGGGTTACACTACCAGATTTGTAACCAATAGCCACAGAGTTTGATTGTTGACGATCATAACCAGCCCTGTAACCAACGGAAATGAGATGAGAATTTGAGCTAGCGTGAAGAGTTGTACCTGTATCTTCACCCACTAAAATCCTATTGTACCCAGAATTATCAACACGGCGAGTAGCCGCGATAGTTCCGTTTACATCCAAATCTTTGGTGGGGTTAATTTGATTTATACCCACCCGATTGGATACCGCATCTACGTGGAGGGTGTTTGTATCAACAGTGAGATTTGACGTCACATAGGCATTACCCACAACATGAAGTTCCGCGTCGGGAATTAGGGTTTTAATACCAACCTTATTAGCCCCAGAATCCACAAACAAAGTGTTTCCGTCAACGGTTAAATCCGCGGAAATACTGGCGTTACCAGTGACTCCTAAAACATTAGATCCAAATTCATCTACGAAGAGGTTTGAACCAACATCAAGACTGTGTGTGGGGTGTGTATTTAAAATACCGACATTTGATTCCGTAAAAATTTGTCCGTACACATGAACGTTAATATCCTCACTCGTGAGAGGAGTAATTGTTTGACCAGTAGCACTTGAGTTTGTGAAAGCGATCACAAACTCATTAGAATTCTCTCTAAAACCCAATGCAACGTTTGCATCGGAACCTGGGCGGGTCATCACAAAACCAAGATCTAGAAGTGCATCACCAACTACATTGTCTTTACCTATTTCTAAAATAGCATCTCTTACGGTAGTATTATTAGAATGTAAAGTTGTTACTAGACCGTTAAATGTTGCATCTCCGTCAACAATTAACTTGTTTTGTATATAAGTGTTACCCAAAACGGTTAATGTATTTGTCGCACTTGTATTTACAAACACTTTGGAACCAACAGATAATGTATCCGTGGGTGAAAGGTTTGATATACCGACATCCCCAGCTGTAATAATACTTGTAGTTGCAGCTGGAATTGCGTCCGTTGATTTAAACTCAACAGTGTAGGGTGTAACATTTCCGTTTCTGGTTGCCCCCAAAAGATTAAAATTGAGAATTTCTCGGGCAATTGCGTTTGAATCCGTTAACTCTTTGGTGTCTCTGTTATATGCCAACACCATGATGTTATCACTTGCCATATCTGGATCTACACGGACAGGTGTCATGTAGACGGATCCGGCAGTGTCAGCATCCAATTCAACGTTACTTGCATTGAAAACGATTGTGTTTTCTGCCTGGTCGTTAGTACAATTTTTACCGAACCTGATTTTGGTCGAACGCTCGACCGTCGGCAAGTTCTTGACCATTTAATATAGAATGGTATTTTAATTTGCATAGAGTAGCGCCGCGAGTCCATTTTGAACCCTAAGGATATTGTAGTTCACGGCATATATAGGGTCTATGATATTCATAGACTCACTCATGAGCTTGACTGTCGTGAGTCGACTGAAATTTAAGGTGCCTGTTGGCTGAAGAGAACTCGTCGATATGCAGAAGGGGTACAAGAAGAAATCTGGGGATGCCACAAAATTGGTGTTATAATAATGCGTTACATCAATAAAATGTGGTTTACCCCAACGATAATTGGCTAAATCCACACCATTAACGTTTAACTTAATTTTGTTTGTTGCAGATGTGAGAGCACTATCAGTTGTAGTGTTAGATGATGCAAGATACTTCACAGGGTGATTGAACGTAAGCTCTTGCATTTTCGTTCCGGATGGAATACTCTTTTGAACCTGATGTATGAGGATATCGTGGGTGCGAGAAGCGATATTTCCACGTTCTTCAGTATCCAGATAGTAATAATTCGCGAAACATTCTATGTTGTAGTTCGCAGCTTGGGATCCCCAATTAATCCTAATTTCAACGTTATGATAGTTTAACGCAACAATTGGTATAGCTAGACTAGGGCTCTCGCAATGGAAGAAGCGGAGGGGGTAAAAAAACGAACGAGCGGATATACCTGGGTGTGTACCTTGAGCACTCTTAGAAACATTCGTGGCGAAAGTATCCACGGCAATATTTTCTGTAAAGACCGAATCTTGTTTGTCAATGACAGACCCTCCGATTAAGAGCTCGACACTTTCAATGATATTGTCCCACCTTTGAGAATCAAGGGCAGTTGTATTATCATCTATCGTGAAATACACGTGACCCAAAAGATCACCGGATCGTTCAAATTGAACACTAGATAACGAGTTGTTTCTCACCGCTCCGTGGATTGTTTGCTTTTCGACGGATTGTGAGAAATTAGCATGCCTTTTGAATGTTGAGCTGAAAAAGGATACTTGGGGATCACCTACAATCCATTTATCCTGAGCGCCTGCTGCCATCAACTGAACAATGCCTGGAGACATGGTATATTACTATAAAAGGAGAAAATTACAGGTTGGGTTTCTTACACACGAAACGAATTATTAAAAAATTGTCCTTAGCGGGACTGGAAGGTACAATAGGGGTACCATCTTGGTTACGAATAGTAACAGTGAAACGATCAATGCTGCGAATGGGATTCACATATTGAGTGACTAGAGGGTAGTTATCTTTGAAAACAAAGGCTGTGGTACCATCACCAACAATGCTTGCGAAGGAGTTGCGAACAACACTTGTCGCAGCTTGACCGTTTGGTTCGTTAGACGCACGCTCAGTGAAAATGCTATCAAGTTCTTCAATGGAGACGTAGCAATGTTTAGTGGCTGTGGTGGTATTAATTCTAGCAGCTAGAAGTTTAGCCTGAACAACATTTTTGAGAGGTTGTTGAAGATGACAAGTGAAGGCGTTGGAGGTAGTCTGTCCAATCGTATCAATGGTCACGGTATGGTATTCGTGTTGAAGGTCTGGAATCAACTGAGTAGGAGTTGTAATCAGCGCCATATATCATTAGCTTAGATTAAAGATCCACCGATTCCGTCCTCAATCTCGTAGCCACCAGCTTGACCGGCGACAAGCTTTTGGGCGCCACAAACACCCCCTGGAGTTAAACCCTTGGCGTAAGGGCTACCCTTCTTACCAGAGCCAGCGGTGCACTCGAGTTCAACTGGGAGATCAAAGATGGAACCATCGCTGACAGTCTTGGTGGTGATGGGCTTGTACCCACTGGTGGTACTGGTCTTGAAGGCCGCGAGACCCGAGATGATCAGTAGAAGAATAACAATCATGGTGAGAGCATTGCGGCTGACACGATTAAGTTTGAACATTTATAATGAACTAAGAAATTTTTTAAACTGCGTTAAAGGTAATTTTTTTAGTTTCTACATAGAGAGTAGATGGACGAAGAGATCGTAATCGATCGAGGAAATACCAGTGTTATGAAATTGGATGCCGATGAGCAGGCCATTATGGATGAGATTCAAATTTCCGCTCCCCGCCCTCAACGTGTACCACGACCCACTAGACCCGCGTACAACCCACCCCCTATGGCGCAACAACAGGAAAGTATGGATGCCTTTGTGAACCCCACCAAACAAACTAATCAAAATGCTTCAGCCCCAGATCAAGAGATTGACTATGGTGATGATGATGAGGCTAATTTTTTTGACGACGCTGATGATTATGGAAACCAAGGTCCAGGAGAGGAGGATGAGAAGCCCACCAAGGGATATGGTTCAATTGATGAGGAGAAGGCTGACCTGATAAATAAGTTGGGACGCCTGGAGAAAAAGGGTTTCGCTGTAAATAAGAGACTGAATGCTTACTCCAACGTTGAAGAACTGAGGTCCGAAGTGAAGCGTATCACCTACAGCATAGACGTTGAACAGTCTATCCGATTCTCGCGACGCATGCTCGTGGCCTGTGTAACTGGGTTGGAATTCCTTAACAAGCGCTACAACCCCTTCGAGATTCAGTTAGAGGGTTGGTCGGAGTCAGTTATGGAGAATGTCGATGACTATGATGGAGTCTTCGAAGAGCTATATGTTAAGTATAGGTCCAAGATTTCGGTTGCTCCCGAGATCAAGCTAATCATGATGCTTGGTGGTTCCGCTATGATGTTTCACCTTACGAACTCCATGTTTAAGTCGGTAATGCCTAATATGAACGATGTAATCAAGCAGAACCCTGATCTAGTCAAAAACATGATGAGCGCTGTTCAGAACACGACTCGCCAAACCGACGGACCAGCCACTGATGCCCCAGTCGGAGGGACAGGAGAGTATCAGATGCAGGGACCTGGGATTGACATTTCTAGTCTAATGGGTGGAATTATGATGCCCCCAGCCCCTCCCATGAACACCACAGCAATCTCTTCTGCCACTGAGAAGCAACCCGATGATGATGAAGAGGATATCTCTGACATCATCTCTATATCAGGTGACTCCACTGGTGGTGAGGTCAAGGAAGTCAATGTGACGGCAACCAAGACCAAGCGTACCAGGGGAAGGAAGGCTAAGAAGGAAATTAATCTCTAAACATATATAAATGATAGCTTACTATCCTTTGGAGGAACTGGATCCTCCAAAAGAAAAGCAGCCCCAACAGAAGTCTGTTGGTAAGCCTGAAAAGACTCAGGTTGGCTTAGAAGAAAGTGAACTCAATTACATCGTGATAGCTTTCATTGCCGGAGTTATCGCATTAGCTATATCCGACGCCATCAGGGCGTAAATGTTGATTCTACCGCGGGGTCTTCCCTCGTAGTAGATTTAATAAGTAAATTCAGCAATCAACTCACCGCTGTCGTTATCTACAGCCGAATCAGTGACGTTATTTCGTATCGTCTTGAGTTTTCCACCACGCGAAGTCATTAACTCGACATGAATATCATATGAATATTCTCTACCCGAGTTTGTGTTAGCGGGTTTTATAATAATACCCTTCTTACCAACAACAATGTTAGGATTCCAAGGGTAATCTGAATCACACCCAAATAGATTCTTTGTACCCACGGTAATCAGTTCGTCGGCCGCCGTCGTACTTCCATCATGTGTACCACCTTGGATCTCCAGAACCATTATACTTTGATCTCTATTTGTCGGTTCACCGGTGACGACAGTATCACCAGCCACATTTTTGTTGTCCCGCTTTCTTAACATACACACAATCTTTGCATAGAAGGAACTATGGTCGAATAGTAGACGAACCATTTTTGCTTTAATCGCACCAAGTTCAAATGTCTGTGAATATCTCTTACACGCAACATTACTTGATCCTGTAATGAGACCACCACCAATCTGTAAATCCGTTGTGGCAGCCACACCACCTAAACCAATCGCTACCTGGTTACCAAGATCAATCTTGCCATCAATATTCAGATCACCTGTGACTTCTAGGTTACTATTGATAATCATCTCATTCGAGTATGGGTCCACATATACATTACCCGAAACATCACCATAGATGTTAGAAACAGCCAAGTCATTCGCAGGTGTTGTAGTGGTAAACTGCATCATAGCATTACTCGTTCCATGTTGTATGCGGGACACACCATTGTAAACAGTGAAATGTTCACTTGGGTTTACTGTACCTACCCCAACGTTGGATGTGTGTATTACATGAATACCGTCACCGTCCGTTCCATTATTGGTTCCTCCAATGACAATACCATGTACGGAATGGGTGGAATCACTGAAACCTCTTACATATCCTCCATAGTTATCATCTGTCCTCAAGATTATACCAGTCTTCTTTGTACCAGAGTTTGCTGGACTCTCAAGTTTCAAAACATCCACATCAGTAGTCATACCCGAATATACATGAACATTGGTGTCAGGTGACCCTGTGGAAAATCCAACTAAACCAGTATTCTTGATTCGAAGGGCTTCAATTGCTTGATTCGCGGGAGTATTAACGGTTGCTTTATTCTGGAATCTAATGTCAATGGCTCCAGTTGTTTCAAAACGACCACCATCACTCAAAGCAAATACATCTAAAGCCTTAGAACCATCTCCCGCAGCCGCAAAGTTAATAGACTGACCCTGTGCGAATTCTACACCACCGTTTACAAATAGTTTCGTAGAAGCGGTTTTATTGATATCACTCGCGTTCGTGGTTCCTACAAGAACTTGTCCTTGTGTTGTGATGAAAAGAGCTGTAGATGCAACCGAAGAACCCGTATCTTGTTCAATTGCTTCTATCTCAGACGCACTAAGGGTTGCGTCACTATACGATTGGAACACATGTTGTGATGCGACATACCTAATCTGATCTGGACCCTGTACACCTGGACCTTCATTACCCTTGAATATAAGTAGTTCCGAAATATCCGTACTCAATAATCGTTCCTTGATAAAAGTGTTTCCAAATTCATCGGAACTCAAACCACCAAAGTAGAGTTCATTACCGATCACTACATTACCATTTACCTCAAGCTTATGACGAGGAACATCTGTACCCAAACCTACGTGTCCAGTTGTACCATCAACAAAGATTCTAGACGTCGTAGAATCATTAATGGTATAGGCATTCTTTGTAAGTCTAAAGTCACCCGAGGATCCAGTAACACCTAGGGAATATCCAGAAGTATCACCAGCAAGGCCGTCAGCTTGAATAAATGCCGCAAAAGCATTTGAACTTGTGGTATCGGCGCGCATAGCTACTATAGCGTCATCGGCAGCATTGTTAATCTTTTCGCTATGAACAAGTAAACCATTTGTTACAGAGTTCCCTATACCAGTTGTAATTATTTCAAGGTGAGATGCGGGTGAAGTCGTTCCTATGCCAACTCGTTTATTACTTCGCCAAGTCATCACATGATCTTGTGTGGAATAGTCATCACTTGCTAGAGCCAGATTCAATTGAGAACGCGAAGTCCCGGAACCTGTTCCGTGCTTACCCATTTGGAAAGTACCCCTAACACCATGTTGTCCACTCACACCACCCTCGCGAGCGAGCTGAAGAACATCTTGGAAGTCTGAAGTATTTGTAATTTGAGCTGTATTTGTTACAACCATTGGAGCCCCCAAATGACTCACACCTCCTCTGTTAGCAACTTGATTATTGATAAATACGGTACCACCGGAAGTGTGTAGAAGACCTTGGGGGGTTGCAGTACCCACACCCACATTCGAATTTTCGAGAATAGTCATTTTGGGGTTACCCATGGTGTCGGTGGTACTCGCATAAAAGTTTAGACCTTTACCGGTTCCAACACGATTTTGGATCTTTGTTTGAGTATTTGTCGTATCAGTTGAAACTTTTAGATAATTAGTATCATTACCAAAGATGGCTGTATTACTTTCGTTGAGTTTAAGGTTACCACCTATAGTTAGCATTTCACTGGGTAAAGTGTTAGAAATACCAATGTAACCATTAGATGCTACACGCATTCGCTCGGTATTCTTCGTCTTAAATAGAACTGTTTGGAATTCAGCAGATGTTTTAGCACCCTTAATTTCTATAGCACTCGTATTAGATCCAAGAGTTCCATCGGGATTCTGTGGACCACATCTAATACTAACAGTATTTGACTCGGAATCCCCACCTTGGATATCACCATGAATAATCACATTCGCAGCCGAAGAAATCCCAGATTCACCTTCAACCTCAATGAAATCTTGTACACGGATGGATTCTGTAATAAGACGCCCAGTTGCGGTGTTACCAATCACAGTAATAACATTCGCGGCATCCGCGTTGACAAACACTTTGTCTGCGATAGACAATAAGTGTTTAGAATCAGTGTTTCCTATTCCCGAAGGATCCGAACCAGTTGTCTGAATACCATGAGCTTGAATTTTAGAGGAAACTACCATAGGTATTGTGGCATCAGCATCTAAAGTAATTAGACTACCTACAGTAAGACCACTGTCACCAATTCTCATACCCTCGAAGAAACCGAAGCCATTTGCATGTAAAACATTATCATTGAGGGTAGCTGTATCATCTATATACAGATTAGAACCCACAGATAAGGAATATGTGGGTGTAGTATTTGCGATACCTATATTATTTTGGGTATATATGTCACCATATACATGAAGATTTACTGTATTGGATGAATCAAGAATATCATGGAATGTTGCGGTTGTGGGACCACCAAAAGTTCTTGAAAGACGCATTCTATCACCATTGTGTGTATATCCCAAAATCACGTTAGATTTTGCATCTGCATCTTTCATAAGCAAAGCCATATCATAGGTTCCATTGTTACCAAATGCCATTTGTATAACAGCATTTGATACGACAAGATTGTTAATACTTGTATAATCTGGAATCTCTGTAATTGCTAAGTTACCTGTGATATCAACATCACCAATGATATTTAGGTAACCATCTCTGACGACAACATTACCTTTTTCAAAGACGGCTACATTTGAACCATCACTAGCACCATTGCTACCAACTAAAAGGTGCGTACCTATGGTCGCATTCGTAGAAAATGTATTACCGGTAATTTTCAAAACATTAGAAGCATTAGCCTCCACCAAAAACTTATCGTTGTCAGTTTTGAACATATTGGTTGCGAGTACATTGGTAGAAATAACGTTACCCTGTATAGCAATCAAGTTTTCTAATTGATCATTGATAATGACACGATCCTCACCCACCTGAAAGGGATTTACTGGGTTATTTGTGCCTATACCAATTTGCGTCGCAGTAAAACGAAATACGTTGGTGAGACCAGTGAACTCTGTACTTTCTACACTCGCAGTGACCTTATTAGTAATTGTAAGGTTTGCGACTTCAATTTGATCTGCTGTGATTTCACCAGCGTCGATACTTGCGAGACCACTTAAAACGTCGGTCTCTCGTGGTGCAGCGTCTAGACTTGTTACGAAAATCTGATCGAATCGTACTGATCTGCCCATCTATACATTAGTTACCGAATAAAATTCCGGCGAGCCCATTGCGTATTCTAAGTACATTATAGTTGACTGCGTATATGAACAATTCCTGACCCGCTGGTCTAAGGTTACAGATGGGTTGTAGTCTGATGCGTTGAGACAGAAATGGTATGCGAAATACCTGGTGTTGAAAAGCACCTCAGTCTCTGGAATAAAGTCTGAATGACCATACGAAGATTTGTAGTAATTCTGTATGGTGTGAAAGTAGACGGGAGTCATTTTTTCAAATAGGTGTGTGCCATTGATTTGTAAATCCGCTTCAAGGAAAGTGAAACGATCGTTAGCAAAATCACCACTCGAAGCACCAAATCCCCAAAAGAGTGACTTCACGGGGTGGTTAAATGTAGATATATCTAGTCTGTTATGACCACCCACATCAGTGTTATTGTTTACAACCGTCAGAAGCTCGGTTTTAATAGATTGAACTTGGGTTACTATGAAGTCCATCTGCCTCTTTGTGAAGGTTTCTCTTTCATCTTTATCGAGATAGATATAATTTCCATAGACCTTTGCCGACTTTTCAGCCGCATCTAGGGTGTCCAGATTCGCTGCATCGAAATCAATCTTTATCTCAACCTGGTGATGCTGGAGGGCTATCAAGGGTAAAAATGCCTTGTGGTCACAGAAAAAGAAGTGAAGGGGTAAGAATGTATGACAAGATCTAGAAGTTTTGTTATTCAGCTCCTGCGACTTTGTGTACGAGTCGGCAAGGTAATTTGTCCATATATCAGAGAAATAGTCATAGTGTTGAGAGTCTATTTTTTGTCCACCGATAAAAAGAGAAATAGTTGAATTATAGAAAAGATTTGAGGCAATATCAGCGTTTCTATTAGCCGACTCGAACCAGATACCATTTATGATATCACCGAGAACTGGTATCGTAATGGATGTGTCAGTCTCGGTAATAGTTTTAATGTATTTTGGGGCTTGAGAAAAATTCGTATGACGTGTAAACTTCGTACGAAAAAAAGAATGTCCTTCGTCGCT